TGTCGACCTCCATACGAACGCGCTCCACTCGGCGACCGCGGCAACCGTCACGGGCGTCGACTACGGCACGAACGTGGTGACGACCTCCGTGGCGTCTCTGTCCGGCACCCTGGGTTGGGCGAACGGCGACTTCGTGTTCGTCAACGGCGACCGCCAGAACGTCGGCGGCGGCGCCGCTGTCCGCGTCTGCGCCGTCGGCCTCCGGTCCTGGCTGCCCGAGGTTCGGCCGGTGGTGGACACCGGAATCTCGACGCTGGAAGGCACCGATCGCAGCGGCAACAGCCGGGCGTTCGGCAACTTCGTCGACGGGACGAACAAGGATGACATCGACGCCTGCGAGGAACTGGTCGGGGCGTGCGTCATCATCGGCAACGCGACCGACCTGACGCTGTACGTCTCCCACAAGCGCTGGATTTCGATGTCGCAGTCTCTCGGCAGCGACCGCCGGTTCACCTCGAGCGCGAACGGCGAGGGCGGCTTCCTGAAGCTGTCCGTCAACGCGATGGAGATCAACGTCTCGATCGTCGTCGACCGCAACTGCGAGGATGACGTCGGCTACTCGCTCCAGAAGGAGAGCTTCGCCAACGTCGGCGCCGGCGAGACCCCCCACGTCAACATGGAGGGCGATGGCCAGTGGGTGCGCGTCTCCGACGACAACAGCTCGGAGCTGCGCATCTACGCCGTCCACAACTTCGTGATGTACGACCCCGCGGCCTGCGGCGTCGTGAAGTTCGGCGCCCTCACCTAAGGAGCGGTCCATGGCGACGCGATCCCTTCGGCAGATGCAGTGTTTGCGGCCCCGAGAGCTGACGATCTCGGGCGTCGTGACCATCACGGCGGCGGGCGCCATCTCGACGCAAGGCCAGATGGACGCCAGCGGCACCGTGGCGAACGGTGCCAAGAACACCGGCGGTACGGTGTCCAAGACCGCGGCGAAGAGCGGGCGCTATGGCGTGGCGTTCGATCGGAAGTACCGGCACGTCAAGTTCGTCGGCGCCACCATGATCGGACCCGACGATGCGGCGTTCCCCACGACGACCGGCAGCTCGCCGAAGTGCCGCCTTCTGGCCGATACATCGGGGTTTTCGATCCAGTTCGTTCGTGAGGACACGCAGGCGGATGCCGACCCGGCTTCCGGGACCAAGTTCACCTGGATGGCGATCGTTTCGCTGAGCTGACGATGGCGATGGGTCCCGCATACGGCAAGCTCCTGGCCCGCTCGGCGCCGGCTCCGGATGATCTGGAGCCCGACGACGACGAGATGGGCGGGCCGCCCGACGAGGACGCGGACGACGCCGCGGAGATGTCGGCCTGGGAGGACTTCGCCAAGGCGGCCGGCATCAAGGCCACGCCCGCGGCATACGACGCGCTCAAGGAGCTGATCCGAATCTGCTCCAGGAAGTAGCCCGCCGTGTCGACCACGACGGAACAGCTACTCGCGCTCGCGAAGGAAGCAGCCGACCTCACCAACGTAACCGACTACGTCACCGATCCGACCTGGATTTCGTGGCTGAACACTGGCGTGACGGAACTGCACCGGTTCGTCACGAACAAGTTCAAGGCGACCTTCTACCGCGAGTACAACTTCACGCTGACCGCTGGCCAGTCACAAGTCACGCTGCCGTCGAACTTCTGGAGGCTCAAGGGCCTCGACGTCGATCCAGACACGCCCCTACGCCGGACGGTCCGCCCGTACAATTTCCAGGACCGGAACTTGATCCGGCAGAACCAGATTCGCGACTTCGACCCGCTGCTCTATGCGCCCAATCGGTTCTACAACGTCATCGGGTCGTCGCTGCTGCGTATCCAGCCCCAGGAAGCCGCGGCGGGGACTTATCGGCTCTACTATGTGCCCAAGCCGAAGGTGCTGGCGGCTGTGCGTGATATCGCGGTCGTGACGCCTGCAACCGACAGCATCGCGGTTGTGGCTGGAATCCCCGAATGGGGCTTTCAGAATTTCAACCTGGACACGTTCAATGACTTGGGCGGAATTCTCACTGTCTCGGGCGCGACGAATCCTGTCAACAACGGCGCGCGCACTTTGACGGCGATCATAGCGGCCAACGGTGCGCAAACCGACGGTGCGGCCACCAATGAGATTTTCCCAAACGGCACGACGGCGACCGTGGCGCGCTGCCTGGACTCTGAACTTGAGCCCTACTCCGAATACGTCTGGCTGACGGCCGCGATCAAGTCGCTGATCAAGGAAGAGAGCTACCAGCAGGCCAAGGCGCTCGCTGAGCAACGGAACCTGATCCGAGAAGACCTCACGGAAGCGCTGGAGACAGACCAGGGCGGCCCGCAGACGATCGTTGACACGGACGACTGGGGGACCGACCTGTGACGCCGTTCGAGTTCCGCGATACGCAAGGCAAGCCAGGAGGGTCGGGCCTGCTGGATGAGCTCGTTCACCGCCTGCGCGATGCCTTCCGGTCGCTCCAGAACGCGGTCACGAACGATCGGCTATTTCGGCTGACGTTCTCAGCCGCCACGACGGATACGCCGTTGCGCCACGGGCTCAACGCCCCGGTCACGACCTGGGAAATCGTGGATCGCAGTGCGAACGCCGTCGTCTGGCAGTCGGCAACTGTGAACGCGAAGCCGCACGACTTCCTGATCCTGCAAGCCTCGGCACCCGTGTCGGTGCTGATCCGAGTCACCTGAGGAGAAACGACCATGGGAACGACAAATCCGACGACCGGCGCCGAAATCGTGGAGATGAGCAGCACGGGAGCGGCTGCCGTGGGTGCTGGAGCCACCGGCGCCGCGGTTCCCGCAAACGCCGAGATGTCAGGAGCACGCGCAGCGACCGCAAACCCGACGAATGCCTCGAACGGCAACCTCGTGGCGGTCATGGCCGACAAGGCGGGTCGGCTCGTCGCCACGACAGGGCACGTCCGCGAACTGGTCGGTGTCCAGGCGACCACCATTTCGGCCTCGACGGCTGAAACGACGATCATCACGGCAGGTGGCGCCAACGTCTTCGTCGATCTCTCCTGCCTGATCATCTCCACGACCGACGCGGCAGCGGCGACGATCACGATCAAGGACGCCACCGGCGGCACGACCCGCATGGTGCTCGACTACCCGAACGCTGCCGCCGCCCCGACCGGCGCCCCCATCGTCATCCCGTTCCCGATCCCGGTTCCCCAGGCGGCAGCGAACAACAACTGGACCGCAACAGTCAGCGTCAACGCCGGCGCGGTGCACATCACGGCCGTGTTCATCAAGAACCTGTAATGCCCAAGCCGGTCTTCATACCGCTCGCCGCGGGCGTGCAGACCGAGCTTGCCGATCAGCTCGTTCAGCCGGGAGCGACGCTGGTGTCGGAGAACTGCGCCTCCGACCAGACGGGGATCGCACGGGTGAGGCTCGGGGCTGACATCCTGTCGACCTCGAGCCAGGCCACGATCCCGAACGCCGGCACTCTGCCGTCCGTCTGGCAGCTCGCCGCCCTCGACGGGTCGCTGGTGCGATTCAACCGGTCGCCCGAGCCGCTTCACGTCTGGGCCCCATCTCCACAGGCGTGGGTCCGTAACTCACCGACGAGCGGCGGGATCATCAGCTACCGCCGGGGACCGGTCAAGGTCGACACGACGACCGTCTTCGCGCAGACCCAGGTGGCACAGAACGTCCGCGTTCCACAGGTGGCAGTCGGGACGAATGCGATCGTCGAGGTGTACGACGACACGGCGGCCGGGGTTGTGGTCACGATCCTCGATCGCGTCACGCGCAAGCCGCTCACGACGACACGGACAGCGGGCGGGGTAACTCCGCGGGTGATCGTCGTGGGGAATCGGGCCGTGGTTGCCTACGCGCTCGGCGGCAACCTGCAAGTCGATGCCTACGATCTGACCTCCTATACCCTGGCGCAGCAGCAAACCATGGGCGCGATCCAGGTAACAGCCACGAACGGGCCGATCGACATCCGCGTGGGTGCCCCGGGAGCAGCTTCGCCGAACGTCGGGATTCTCTACCAGGACGGCGCCACGGGGAACTTGAAGTGCGCGGTTCTCAACTCGGCGAACCTCGCCAGCAATTCGACGTTCACGATCCGCACGACCGCGGGCGTCGTGGTGACGCCCAATCTCGCGTTCGGATGGCTTCAAGACCTTGGCGCGTCTGGGAAGTTCTCCGTGATGATCGCCGACACCACCAATGGCCTGAGAACACTGTGGGACCTCCCCGCCCCCGGTGGCGGGTTCTCGAACGCCACCGCAACGCATATCCTCGACGGTGGTGCCGTTGGAGCGCCGTCGGGCTCGACGCCTGGCATCCGGAACATCATCGGCACGACGACGAGCAACTTCGCGACGGGAAACTATCGCGTGCTCTACGAGGTGACGGCGCCCAGCCTGACGACGCAGGCGAAGATCAAGGTCGCGCTGGTCTCAGGTGGCGCGACGCTCGGGACGGACGTGCAATATCGTTCAATCGGACTGCGGTCGAAGTTCTGGCAACAGTCGACGAACTTCTACTTCCTGGGAGCTTTCGACGGCGCGACCCAGCGGGCTTACTTCGTCTGTGCGGTCGCGAACGATCTGACCTTCACGGCGACCACCCCACCTGCGCCGCTCGCAGTCGTGTTCCCCCGCGACGCTGGAGGACTGACGGAGTTTGTGAACGGCGTCGCCGACGTGAGCACCGGGCCCGACGGGGCGATCTACATCGGCGCGACGAGCGAGACGCGCACGGAGTCGTTCTCATCGGCAGGAACGGCAACCGGAGGAACGACGCGTGAGTTTGCCGTCGAGATCATCAGGGTTCGCCACCCGTCGACGGTTGAGACCGAAGTCGGGAAGCCGGCCACGTTCATCAGTTCGCTATTCGTCCCGGGGGGACTGCTCGGCCACTTCGACGGATCGACATTCGCAACCGCAGGCTTTCCGTACTTCCCACCGTCGGCAACCGCCGTGATCGGGGCGGCCGGCGGAAACCTCACCCAGAGTTCTAACTATGCTTGGAGGTTCGTGTTCAGCTTCACCGACCGAACCGGGCGGAAGTGGCGATCGGCCCCCACGGCGGCGATCACCGGGGCGACGGATGCATCTAAGTTCAAGTTCACGCTGACGATCGAAACGCTCCGGCTCATCGATCGCGGCCTGGTCTCTGGAACGTTCGGCTATCAGATCGAGGCATACCGGACGCAAGCCAATGCTCCCGGGGCCTATTTCCTGGTCGCTTCCATCGCCAACGATCCGTTGAACGACACGGTCACGTTCACCGACAACGTTGCCGATACGGCGCTCGGTGAGGAGCTGTACACCGACGGAAACGGCCTGGAAAACCAGTTGCTTCCGGCCGTGTCGAACGCGGTGGAGTACCAAGGCAGGTTGATCGTGTCCGAGTCAGGCCGGGGGACGATCTGGTATTCGGTCGAAGCCGACTTCGATCACGGGCTGATCTTCAATGAGGCCCTGACGCTCGACATCGGAGATCCGAACGACCCGATCACGGGCCTTGCCGTCGATGGCGAGCACCTGTTCGCCTTCAAAGAAGGGAAAATCTACGTCGTCGGCGGTGACGGTGCCGATGCCCTTGGCCGAGGTGCTACCTACAACTTCCGCCTGATCGACTCGGACACGGGATGCAGCAATCCGCAGTCGATCGTGTCTGGTGCTGAGGGTGTTTGGTATCGGTCGTCGACGGCGCGGGCTGGAATCTTCCGCACGACCGGCGGGAATCCCGAATACGTTGGGGCCGGGGTGAGGGCCTACAACAGCCTCACCATCACGAGCGCCGTCGTCATCAAGGACAAGACGGAAATCCGCTGGTACTCGCTCGAGGGGACCACGCTGATCTGGAACTGGACTACCAACACCTGGGGCGTGAACACCGCGCAGCCCTGCCTGTCGGCAGTCAACGGCTACAACGGCGTCACGGGCGTCGTTTACGCGCGGTCCACCGACGGCGCGATCTTGAGCGAGGCGACTGTTAGTTCGCTTTTCCCGTACGTCGAGGGAGGGGTGAACTACCTCGCCCGCGTTCGCTCGCCCTGGTACCGCCTCGGCGGCGTTCTTGGCGGATTCGGGAGAATCAAGCGGGTTCAAGGTGTCGGCGAGCAGCCGTCACCGCATCGCGCGTTGATCGCCCTCTATCGCAACATGGAGACGTCCCCGTTTCAGACGCCCACGATCGTGTTCGACGACTCGTTTCGGCCGCGATGGGACTGGGAGGTGCGGCCGGCTCAGCAGCCGATGTCGGTCGTGATGATCGAGGTGACGATCCTCCCCTGGCAACCGCCGAACGAGACGATCGCCGGCAACACGCTGGACCGCTACGACGGGATCGACCCGGAGATCGGGGGCGGGGACTGGTTTTTCACCAATGGTGTCTTCGGCCCCACGGATGTCGGCGGCACGGTGACGATCGCCGGCGGGCCGGCCGGCAAAAATGGCACCTACACGATCACGCGCGTCACCGATCCGCAGCATGTCGTGATGACGCCCACCCCGGGCGGTGGGACCGGGGCTTTCGGGGTGGTTGCCACGATCACATTCACCCCGCCGCTCCAGTACACCGCCGGCCCCGGAATGATGGGCGTCTCGCTCATCCCGATCTCCAAAGACGGGATGGACAAGCTCCCAGCAGCGCGGAGGGCCGCGTGACGGCGGCGCCCTTGTGAGCCCATGGCCTTCGTGAACAGCTCGACTGGCAGCGGCGGCGTACCGACCTACCGGGATGCGACGGGGGCGATCGGCCAGATGCAGGCCCTTGGAATCGGCCCCGATGAGGCGAAACGCCGTGAGCAGAAATACGGAGTGAACCCGGGTGGTACGGGATATGTGTCCGGCCAAGTCCCGCCCGCGCCGCCGTCGTCGGGACCGCCGGGCATGGTGCCGTCTGGGGGGGAGGGGCAGGGGTTCACGCGCCCGCCCGGCGCTCCAGCGCCGAACGCTTCCCTGGCAACGAGCAACGGCGCGGGCTGGAACGTTCCCGCTGGCGTCCCGGCGGCGCTGCCACCGGGCACGGGGCTTGGAGCTGGCGGCACGACGACCCGCACCGGCGCCCTATCAGCCCCCGCCGGCTCACCAGGGGCCGCGCCGCCGCCGGTCGGCATCGCGTATGCCAGCAACGCCAACGCGGGCAACTCTCCGAACGCCGGGGCGGCGCCGGGGTCCGGGGTCAATTCCCAGGGCTACAACGTGGCCGGTCCCGCTGGTAGTGCTGCCCTGGGGCAAGTTCCCGTCCTTGGCGAGCTGACGTCGACGGCAACGACCGATCTATCACCGACCATCCAGGCGCAAGCCGCCGCTATGGGGTTGTCGGGCAACCTCAACCAAGAGCGCTACAACTACCGCCCCGGCGAGGCTCCGGCGCAAGACGTCGTCTCCCTGGACACGCAGCAGGCAGACCAGACCCGGGGCCGTCAGCAGACCGCCCTGGACGCCCTGACGGCAGCGGCGAACGGGACTGTCCCATCGGCGGCTGAAATCCAGCTCCGGGAAGCGGCGGCGCGCAACAACGCCGCAAACTTCGGGGCCGCGCGGGCGCTGGGAGGCCGATCCGCCGGTGGTGCAGCTCGAGCCGCGACCGTTGCGAATGCCGAGGCGAACAACGAGACGAACGTGGCAGCCGCCGCGGGCCGTGCCGCTGAGCAAGCGAACGCGCGGCAGGCATTGATCTCGGCGCTCGGAGGGGTCCGGGGCCAGGACATCGATACGGCGCAATCCAACGCGAACCTGCGTCAGCAGGCGTACGGCAACAACCTCACTTCCCAGACCACGGCGAACGCTCAGGCCGACGAGTGGCGCAAGGCCCTCCTGGCAGCCCAGCTCCAAGCCCTTGGTATCGGCACCAACGCCGCCGGTCAGACGGTCAACGCGGCGGCGAAGAACACCGAGGCGATCAACAAGAGCAAGGGCGGAATCCTCGACATGATCGGGAGCGCCGTCGGAATCTAGGGCCTGACGTAGAGGGTCGTCCCCAGCGTCAGCCGCGGGTATTCGGGCGTGCTGACGTCGATCGCGTAGCCGATCACTTCGATGTGGTTCGTCGTGATCGTCACTTGCGTATCCGTCGCCATCCAGGTTCCCGCGACGGTGTTCTCGAAGCCCGTCGGGTAGCTGGTCGTGCTGCTGTACCCGCCGTTGGGATCGAACGAGATCTCCTGTTGAACGAGTGCCGACAGCGCCGGCTCGTTGCTCGCCTTCATCCATGCCCCGACGATCGTGGGAGCTTCCGGAGCATCCGCGGTCATGTTGTCGCCGCATCCCACAACGAGCAGGGCCGCCAGCAGCATTGTTCTCATGGCCCCAGCGTGCCCCCAGTCGACGCGCCGCGCAACTGAACGGGGGTACAGGACCGTGACGGCCGCGCCTAGATGAAGCCATGGCCGAAGCCGATCCGCTGCTGGATGAGGACCTGACGAGAGAGGATCGGCAGACAGTTGCCGAAATCGAAGGCAACCAACCGCAGTCGGGCGAGGGACCGGAACCCGTCGACCTCGACGAGATCAACCCTGCCCCACCGGTTGCTCCCCCGCTCGACCTGACGCCGCCCGAAATCGGGTCCGAGGGCCCAACGCGGCAGGAGCCGATCCCCGGCATGCCGACCCCGGTTCCCGCGGCACCGGTCGAAACGCCGATGAGCGAGGACATCGCTCGCCGGCAGGGCGAGCAGGACAAGGCGAACGCCGCGATCAATGCCGCGACCGCCCAGCGCATGGCCAACGAGGCGCAGGCAGCCGACGAAGAAGCCCGCCTCGAGCGCGCCGACTACCTCCAGCGGCGACAGGACGCCGAAAAGGACCTTGACGCACGGATCAAGCAATACGAGCAAGCCCGGCTAGTCAATCCGCGGGAGCACGTCAGCACGAAGTCCCGGCTCGCTGTCATCTTCGGCGGGCTCGGGGCCGCGCTGCGTTCGGCCGGTGGTGGGTCATCCGAAAACCGCGCCCTCGACCAGCTTCAGAAGCAGTGGGACGACGACACGGCGATCCAGAAGGCCAACATTGCCACCCTGAGAGACACCGCCGTCATGGCCCGCACCCGGCTCGAGGACGTCGACACGGGCCGCCGGCAGATGTTGCGGGACGCGGATGCCCGGTTGCTGGCCAAGTACAACCTCGCCCTGAAGCAAGGGGAAGCCCAGCTCAAGAGCCAGGGAGCGAGCCAGGCAGAAATCGACGCCGACGGCCGGATCGTCAAGCTGCGAGCCGCTCAGGCGGCTGCCAAGATTCAGGCGCAGAAGGACGCCGACACTCACGCGCTGAACCAGGCCAGGATCGCCCGTCTGAACGCGCAGGCGGCGCGCGACCAGCGCAAGGCAAAGGGCGGTGGGGGCGGTGGAGGCGGCGGTGGCGGCGCGCTGACGAAGTTCGTAGAGCAGGCGGGGCAGCTTGCCCCCGGCGATCCGATCCCGCCCGATCTCGTCGTGCTGGGCCGGCAGGCCGGATTGAAGGTAAACCAGATCGCCTCCGAGGTGGACAAGTACCGCGGATCGGGAGCGAAGGCGGTCAAGGCCGGCATCCAGACCGAGCGGCAGCTTTCGAAGGAAGCCGAGGCGTGGGCGAAGAAGAACAACATCGCCCCTCTGATCAAGAAGCAGGACGAGCTGAACGCGGTCATGGAGGAACTGGACACCGCGCCCCACAACCCGCTGGCACAAGCGCTCGCGGTCGAAAAGGCCGTGTCGTCAGCCCGCGGCGGCGCCGCCAGCAAGCAAGCTCTGGCCCTCGCACTCGAACACCTCGGCCCGAAGTACACGAGCATGGAGGACGTCTACCGATCGATCCGATCCAAGGAGATCGGCGAAAAGCAGATGGAGAACTTCATCGGCTTCATGCGCGCCCAGCTCGGTCAGGCCCAGGGCGAGGGGAAAAAGAAGTTCGACGAGTACAACAATTTCATCGCGAGTCAGCCGGAGGGCCGCCGCGCCGAACTGGAAGCCCAGCGGGGACAGATCTTTTCTGGCTTGCACGGATTCGGCGAAGGTCAGTCTCCGGCCGTTCGACCAGCGCCAGCAAAGGCCAACCCGCCGCCCGTGAACGCCGGCCCGACGGCGGAACAGGTGAAGCAGGCGAAGGCCCTGATCAACCTGCCCCCGAATGATCCGCGCCGCACGCCCGAGCGGGAAGCCAGGGCCCGGAAGATCATCAGCGACGCAGCCAAGCCAATCAAACTCTGATGGGCGACTTCGACGCGCTGGATAGCTATGGCAGCAGCCCGAGCGACGATTTCGCCGCGCTGGACGAGTACGCGCCAGCTCCGAAGCCGGCCGTCGTCGACATGGGTCCAGCCGCCCGCCGCGCCCGCGCTGGGATGGCTCCGGGTGAACGCGATCTGACTTCCGAGGCAGCCGGAACCTCAGCGGGCCCGATCTCCACCCACAACATCCTGAAGCCTACGGGGATCGGGCTCTACGAAACGCGCCAGCCCGAGGCACCGGCGGACGCCAGCGGGTACGTCGTCAAGAAGCCGCTGCCGGGCGGCGGGACGCGCATCCTCGACTACCCCAGCAACCCGAACGAGATGGGCGATCCCGGGGCTCAGATGCTCACCGGGACCGCACTGGGCATGGCGGCCGGGGGCGGTGCAGGGGCGACGCTTCGGGCACTCGGAGCACCGGCGCAAGCCGCGCAGATCGCATCGTCGGCAACCGAGGGAGCCGTTTCCAATAAGGCGTTCGGCGGTGATCTGGACACTGGCGCCGCCTTGGGCCTGCTGCCGCACGTTGCCCCCCCGATCGCGCGCGGGGTTGGGTCGGCAGGCAGAGCCGTGGCCGCGAAGCTGGGTCCGAACACCGAAAAGGCGATCAAAAACGCCCGAGGTTGGGTCGCCAAAGACATCTCCGGGGACATCAAGGGCGCTTCGACCGCCACGGCTCGGAAGCAACTCGCTGACGATGCGGAGAACGCCGCGACGATCGTGCTCAAGGATCGCCATCTCGACAAGGCGATCGACCGCGCCGAATCCGGCAATCTCGATCGACTCCAGGAAGCGCAAGGCGCTGTCCAAGAACGCCTCAAGACGATCGCGCAAGATCGGCTTGACCCGCACTGGGATCAGGCGTCGAAGGCGCTCCCCGAGGGAGGCGTGCGGTCGGCCGATTTCGTCGACTACCTGGAAAAGCGAGCAACCGATCTGCGGGACACCGGCCTCACGTCTGATGCGGCTGAAGCCGATGCCCTCGACGGGATCGCAGGCCGCATCAAGAAGGCCAAGAACTGGGGCGGCGGGAAGCAGTACGACCCAGCCAAACCGGTACAAGGTGGAGCGCTCGACGGAATGGAGACGGGAAAGGCGATTGCCCTGCTTGAGAAACAGCAGACGGGGCCGACGGCGGGCGCGCTCGGAGACGAGATCAAGCGGCTGCGCGCTGAGGCGACCACAGAGGGATTGAATCGTGACGCGATCGTTCCCGCTCGCGAGATTCAGAAGGTATGGGCCGACGAAGCCGGGAACGCCTACAAGTCCTATGGTGGTATCCATGGGACGGCTGCCTTCGAACGTAAGCTCGACATCGCGTCTCACATCCGAGAGTTTCGCGATGACATGCTATCGGCGGTTGCCGAGACGAATCCGCGTGTTGCCGCGGAACTGCGCAATGCCAATCGCGACTATTCGGCGCTCAAGCGGATTGAAAGCGTGCTGGATCAGCGGATCAACCACGCCAAGGCCAACGCACAGGGAGCGGGAATCCCCGTAGGTCTCAAGAAGGCGGCCAAGGAGATCAAGCACAGCCCGACAGGGTTCTTGCTGGGCAAGATTCCCGATGCAGTGATCGCTGGAAAGCGAGCGTTCGATAAGTGGATCGCCCGCGGCGCCATCACGGCCCAGCAGAAAGCGGCCGTGCGAAAGATCTTCACCTCCCAGGGGCCGAAGGGCCCGGCGATCCGTGCCGCAGTAGCCGCCGGTGTTCCGTCGTCGATCGCAATGTGGGCGGGGCGTGCCGCTGACGGCGGGGCGACGGTTCAGGAAGTCGCATCCGACGAGCAGCAGCCGACGACCGTGGCCGAGGCTCCCTGATGCCACTCGATCCGCTGCACGCCGAAACGATGGTCGCGGCCCTCGGCCTGGATCGCATCCTCAACAGCAACCCGTCTTTCACTCGGGAAGCACAGGAGGCGTCGATCACGTTCCCCAAGCGCGCCCGAGCCCTGCTGCTGCGCGCTCTCTCCCGCACGGAACCCGAGGCCGACGACACGGAGGCACCGGAGTTCGACTACGACGATGCCAAGCGGATGCTGGACGCCGGGGATGATGAAGTTGAGAAGCGGCACCTTGCGCTGTTCGAAGCCGTCCCCGACGACATCCAGGACGACGTGCAGGCGGCAGCCTCTACGGCGATCCAGTACCTCCAATCCGTCCTACCCCGCCAGCTCCTAAAAACGACGGCCCGCCTCGCCGTCAACCATCCAGAACCATTCGCCCTGGACCGCTTCACCAGGCAATGGCGTGTAGCCGTCGATCCGATGCATGCCATGCGGGCGATGGCTGAAGGCTCGCTCGACATGGTCATGGTGGATGCGCTGAAAGGGGCGTACCCGGCGATCTACAAGCTGATCGCCGATCCGGGGGGCCTGCTGGATGACGCGATCGCGGCGATGAAGGCCCGCCGCGGGGATCGCTGGGACGTGAACGACGACCAGGACCGCCAGGTCAAGATTCTAATTGGCGCCGACCCGATCGACTTCGATCTCGCCGCCGATCTGGCCGCCTCGCAGCCCATCACGCCAGCCGCTCCGGCCCGGGGAAAGCCGGCCAAGGGAGCCCCCGCCGCCGTCGACGAGCTGCTACCCGGCCAGAAACAGGCGTGACACGCACGCCCTTGTAGAGCAGCGGGGCATACCCCGCGAATCCTACACGGAGCGTCATGGCCATCGACCGAGTCTCAAAGCCCAAGTACATCGTCGGGACCTCGACGGGAGCGACGTTTCAGGGGACCTGGCTGAACGTCAACGGCCTCGACAACCTCTCGTTCCACTGCCAGTGGACCGGCACGACGACGGGGACGTTGTCTCTCGACGGAACCAACGCCGAGACGATCCAGGACCCATCGACGCGGCAGGATTCACCGTCGACGCGCGTTACCCCCGCCACGGTTGCGACCCTGGCGGCCGGCAATCCCGCCGGCGGCGCGTCCCAGGTCATGTTCAACGTCACGAACATCCCCGCCAAATGGGTGCGGCTGGTGTTCACGCGATCGGCCGGTACAGGGGCCCTTGACTGCGCGTTCATGGGGAAGGGCATCTAATGCCGCGCGTACCCGGATCATCGATCGCGGCCCGTTCGGCGAACATCCGCACGGAGATCGCCGCCGGCCGTCCCGTCAAGCAAGCCGTGGCGATCGGCTACTCGGAGCAGCGTGAGGCGCGGAAGAAGCGCCAGCGCAACGAGGCGACCGCCCTGGGAGTGAAGGGACATCACTGATGCCGCTCTATCTCGACGAAGGCGAACTGGTCAGCATTCCCAAGGTCGGGCGTCGCGGCTACTTCATCGACGCAGACGGCACGCTGAAGGAACTGAAATCGGACGGGTCGAAGGCGGCTGTTGGTGGGATTTCGCTCGGCCCCGCGGCATTGGCACTGGCCCGGGCTCAGCAGCTCTGCGGCACCGGGATCACCAAGGTCTTCGGCTCCGACTTCGACAACGATCAGTGGTACCGATTCATCCAGGTAAATACCGGGGCTCCGGCGGTGCTGGCCACGGAGCGGGGCGGGGTCCTGAACCTGCCGACCGGCGCGGGCGCTAGCTCGTTCGCAGTGGTCTATCCGCACGGAACGACCGTCGTTCACTTCGACAACCCGGCGACATCGAAGTGGTATGTCCGTGCCAGGATCAAATTCACGACCGCCGTCGACGCGCAGGCTCAGCTCTACATGGGATTTGCGACGGCCGGCGGCGGTGCGCCGCTGTTGAACCTCGGCCTACTCGGGAACCTCTCGACGGGATTCATCTCCGGATCGACGACGAACAACGCTGGGGCTGTGCAGGCGTCGTTCACGTCGACGGTGGCGTTCGAAACAACCGCGTACCATGTCGCAGAATCCTGGAGCGACAGTATCAACATCGGCTTCGCCTGGGATGGAGCAGCGCTGTTCTCCACGCCCGTGGCGAACATCGGAACGAACCCGGTCACGCCCACGGTCGTGGCTGGCAACGGAACAACCGCAGCAAACCGCGCCGTACAGGTGGATTACCTCTACACCTGCATGGGCGATCCATAGGCAGTCGCACATGCCGGTCTATCTCAACGAGCGCGAGACACCGACGATCCCGCCGCCTGGGACGCGGGTGATCATCGTCGACGTCGACGGAGTCGTGAAGCAGCTCAAGTCGGATGG